CCACCACCAACACCACCACCAACACCACCACCGACCAGCGCCTCGGAGATCAGTGCATGATGCTCCGAGGGCCAGGTCGCTACCAGTATGTGGAAAGCTCGGCTGATTATCATCAGATAGCAAATCCGTTGATCGCCCCTATTAAGGGAGTACGGATGCGCCTACCTCGAAGTCTCGAGGTAAGCCGCGAAAAAGCTCAGCACTGTGGCCCGTTACTTCGCCACATGCACCCGGTCGTACCTGATAATGGGTGGCACAACACTGTTGCCGCCTTCAGGAAACGATGCAATTACTTTAACGCGGGACGCGCCACACCGAAGATAATTTCGGCCGCACAGGATCTCGTCAAGAAACTGTGCCCGCAGCCAATGCAACCTTTTGAGTGGACCGAGTCACTCTACAAGGCATGGCTGGCAAAGTTTGGCGTCGAGAAGCAAGCGAGGATGAATGCTGCAGTCAATGACTTGTGCAATGTCACATTGCAAGACTACAGTCGTAAGGACATCTTCGTGAAAGTTGAAGCTCTTCTCGTGACCCACAAGCCCAACTGGGCTCCTCGTGTCATTTTCAAAGGGACGGACGTCTACAATGCAATTTCTGGGCCCATTTTTAATGAGCTCATGAGACGTCTCGACCATTGCTTTGAAGGCATGAAGGGACCTTATCAGTTTCACACGAGTTACCGCAAAACAGCTTGCGAGTACACTCATCATTTGGAGAGGAAAACTGACAAAGATTTTTGGGTCGAAGCGGATTTTAGTTCCAATGACAAGTTTCAGTGTGCTGACGTTCAACTTCTCGAGGTTGCGCTGATGCGTGTTATGGGTTGCCCGGAGTGGTTTGTGCGGCTACATTTGCGTACAAACACTTTCAAAGTTTACAACTCAAAACACGGAATCACGGCCACGTTGAAGAATCAGCTTCCAACTGGTGCAACTGACACTACGTTCAGGAACACCTTTTGGAATGCGTGCATTTTGAACGCCGCCCTGAGGGAACTGAAGCCCGCTAAGGCAGTAGCGTTGCTACTCGGCGATGACATGTTATGTCGTGTTACTGGGAAATGTCGTTATGTCGAAAAGATTTACACTTCCATTGCTGCTGAGGCAATGATGGAAGCCAAAGTCAAACGGCATTCCCAGTTGTGGACAGCCACTTTCTTAAGCAAGTTTTTTATACCTGCACAGAGTAAGCACCTCACGGTCCCCATTTTGGGCAAAGCTCTGGGTAGGTTTAACATGCGAGCTAACAAGAATCAGGCTGTTTCCGACCACGAGTACATGGCAGGCAAGTCTGTCGGGTATGCGTATGAGTTCCGCTACTTTCCAACGTTGCGGGACGTTTTTCTTGAGAGGTTCAAGTACGAATTTGCTTTCGTGGCCGATGAGAAGCGAAAGCGTTTGGACGTTGAAGTCGGTCTCACTTGGAATGCTCGTGCTGCGGGTGTCACTTTGGCCAATATTACTAAGAAGATGATTGTTCCTGTTGAAAATCAGCTTCAGCAAAGTGACTTTACCGCATTTTGCATTGAGCGTTATTCTTTGATGGGCACCGAAGTCATCGAACTTTTTGAGGAAATTGTCCTGAACACTTCATTGATTGACCTGGAAGGGACTATGGTTATGAAACTTGCAAGGGACTTCTTGTAAGTTTGCCGCGTTGCCTGGATGCATCATTTTGGCAATCGGTTTTGAGGACCGTAATCCAAC